AATGGACTTTTTAGGTTCAAGAATGATGGTGTTACCTTATATTTCTGACAACGTTATAGTTGGTGCAAATGTTTCTAACTTGCATTTTGGAACTGCTTTGAGCGGAGAAGAAAACAACTTAGCAATTATACCAATGTTTGAAAACAACGGAGACAGAACGGTAAGATACAGATGCGATTACGCTTTTGATGTCAACTACACAAACGGAGCAGATATTACTTTTTACAGACCTCAATAAATTTAATAATAAAAGGGAGTTAATAGCTCCCTTTAAAAAAAACATAAAAAAATGGCAGCTAGTTTATTTTTAACATCAACAGCGGGTACTAATTGCCCGAAAACGTCAGGAGTTAAGCAACTCTTTACAATTAAGACATCAGATATTTCAGTAATTACTTTAGGCGCAAATCACGATATTACGGATATCGAGTTCGCAGTTTCTGGAGACGGATTTGGACAAGTAAATTTTAAACGTGGCGAATGCGAAGTAACAGAATCAATGGAAAAGAGCAACGAAGTAAATGTAAACTTCGCAGTTCCGAATCCAACGGCTGGACAACGTAAAGAGCTAACGGCGATCAAGAATGCTTGTGAGCAGTATATGGTTGCAAGAATGTACGATTCTGACAGACTTTTATTTATCGGTTACGATGCCGAGAGTTTAGACGAAGGATTCGCAGCTTTCAAAAGTTTTGAATCAACTTCAGGACGTGCTAAAACTGACGACAACTTATTCTCTATGACTATGATGGCAGACCAAGGCGAACCATTAAGAGTATTAAGTGGATTGAGTGGAGTTAGTGCAACAACTGCGACTGCTATTGTTGCGGAATTGTTAGCAGCGACTAACGTTTAATTATGAGTTGGGTAATAAAAAAGGAATTAAAGGATAAGAAAATTAATGTCAAGGGGCTTGGTCTCCTTGACTTTAATATTGAAAGTGCGGAGACTATTTATAAGCTATCTTTGCGTTCAGAATTTCGTTATCTAATAAAATTCATTAAAAATGAAGAAAGCAAACCAACAAATACAACCAAGCCAAAGAAATATAGGGCAAAGCTTCACGATACAAAATAACATTACACAACTTCCTCAAAAGGAAAAGAAAAAAGTATCCACAAAACAAGGTTTTAAAATCATTAACGCTGGACAATCAAATGATTTGCCACAAATGATTGCTAGAATTGTAAAAGAAAGCTCAACTTTAAGCAGTGTAATTGATAGTAAAGCTAATTACGTTAGTTATGGCGAAATACAAGCCTCAGAAAGCTTTTTAAAGAAGATAAAAGAGGACTTAAACAAGGAGTATGATTACTACGAATTTGTAAAAAGAGTAAGTACCGACTATTTCTACTACGGATACGCTTTTTTGGAAGCGGTTGTTATGGGTTCTGAAACTTTCATTTATCATATAGACGCTTCAACAGGAAGGTATATTGATTATGAAGGCGAAAAACCTGAATTTATGGCTTTTTCTAGTGATTGGACGGACTCAAAGATAACGCCTACTGAAATGGCTATTTATCCTGAATTTTCTAGTGGAGATAAAGGCAAAAGACAAGTGATTATTATCTCTGATTACGACACAAATAGCCAAGAATACCCTTTACCAAAGTGGGCGGGTGCGTTTTACGATGCACAAGTCGAAAGTTTAATAGGGCAATACAATGCGAATCAGTTTGAAAACGGAGTTACTTTGTCTAGTATATTAAAATTTGATTTTGGAGACGTTACAAATGAGGACGATTTGCGCAAAAAGAAGACAAAACTTGAAAGCGAAATAAAAGGAACATCTGGCGGACGAAGTGGAAAGACCTTAGTAGTACCAATTACGGGAGATGTTGAAACTCCTGAGTACATTCAATATCCAATGCAGAAAGAAGGGAGCTTTAAAGAGCTTCAAAGTACGACTGAAAACAATATAGTTAAGGCTTCGTCTTGGTTTAGAAGCTTAGCGGGTTTAGAAAGCGCGGGAAGTTTAGGAAACAATCAGCAACTCCGTAACGAGTGGGTGCTTGCAGAGAGATTAATTAGCAATGTTCAATATAAGATAATGAGCCACGTTAAAATGGCTTTTGGCGATACATACATTAACGAAGATGTTATATTTAGTAATGAAAGCCCAGTTGATATAGCAAATACTTTAGACGTTAATCTTATTTTAACTCAGGATGAGAAAAGAATGGCTTTAGGCTTTGAGCCTTTGGATGGGGTTAAAGACGTTGTTGCATTAGATGTGGCACGGGTGACTTCAATGGTAGAAGTAGTTAAGGCTTTTGCGTTGGGAGAATTAACAGAGAATCAAGCATCCAATATTTTAAAGTCTGCGCTTGGCATTACGATTGATGAAGCGAAACAAATATTAGCACAATGATAGCGAGTAAAGCAGAAATAAAAGCTTTAGTTTTTACGAACACTTTCGACATGGAAAGCATTAAAGATAATGTAATTCAGTTGGTTGAGTGGGAACAAGTCATGACTTTATTGGGAACTGATTTGTACGATGCGGTTGTGATTAATTCGGGAGCAGAGTACGACACTTTAATAGGTACGTATTTAAAGCCTTACATAGCGTATAATGTTAAAGCGTACATAAGCAAGGCGAACCACATTAAGACAACGAATAAGGGCGCACAAACGGCACAAGGTAGCAATGAAGTGATTGCAAGTATCGAAGAAGCTAAGCGTGAAGCGATGGCAATGGCTACGAGCTATCGAAAACAAATAGTAACTTATTTAGATTTGATAAAGCCTTTACTATGGGAGGGCCAAGGCGATACCGATGGAATAATCAATAAAATTATAATAATATGATAGTAGTAAATGACATAGATATAAAAATGATTTTATTGATGACATTTATTTTAATGGAGGGCGGATTTCTTTACAATTTGTGGGCTTCATTACCGTACATAAAGGACGGTACATTCAATCTAGTTACCTTAGTTAAACAGAACTATCAAAGATTCCTTTATAGCTTAGTAGTTGCCTTAACTTTTTCTTTTACTCTTAATTTTATTCCTGAAAGTGCCGAAGCATTATCGGAGTTGAGCGGTACGGGTATTATGTTAAGCGCAGTAGGGTTATTAATGGGAGGTATAGGCCTTGCGAAAGTTATTTTTACACGCACGACAAAGGTCTTATAATGGTTGATAGAGTTGTTGATTTTTTTACTACAAAAATATGTATAATTATCGGTTTATTAGGTTACGCTAGTTTCCCACGTTTAAGTTTACAAATAAATAATCCAATTTACGAAATGTTTATAGGCGACCTAATGAAGTTCATTTTCGGATTACTTTTATTTGTAGTGTCTTACTTTTTGAAACTTTGGTTTGACAAAAAATATAAATAATGAATAGCATAATTAAAGAATTTGAAGGATTAAGTTTAAAGCCTTATTTGTGTCCAGCTGGAGTTGCTACAATTGGATACGGAAACACGATGTATGAAGATGGTCGCAAGGTTACTATGAGCGATGCACCAATTACGCTGGAGCGTGCAAGTTCGTTATTTGATTCTATACATAAAGACTTTGAGCGTGAAGTCCGCAAGGTTGTTAAAAGCGATTTAAACGCTAATCAATTGAACGCTTTAACTTCATTTGTGTATAATGTAGGTATAGGGAATTTTAGGTCATCTACGCTACTTAAAAAGGTAAATATTAACCCTAACGACTTGAGTATAAAAGCTGAGTTTGCGAAATGGAACAAAGGTGGTGGTAAGGTATTAAACGGATTAGTTACAAGGAGAAAAAGGGAAAGCGAAATATACTTTAGTTAGTATTTTTGATTTATAAATTCCATTTTTATAGCTCATTACCCACAATGTTAGACGTTCCCCATACACGCTTGTTAGCAAACAGCTTACTTACCAAACTTAATAGAACATCTTTCACATTCGGCATCTTTTGGCATTCTTCCATCATTCGGAACATATTCAAACTCCTCAATGCAATCTTCCAACGAGCAAATGAATTTATGTATTCCTATTTTACAAAGTAATTTTCCGATAACTTTTTTCATAATATGTATAGTTTTTAGTTGTTTTGTTTACACGTTTTTTTAATATGTAAAGAAAAAGCCGATTTGCTAACAATGTATAAAAGCCATAGAAAAAACGGCTCTTAGCCTAAGCGTTAGCAAAATAACCGCTTTATGTTTATATAAAAAAATATGTCGTTACCTTTTGATTTTTTACGCATTTAGTTAAGGTTTATTTTAACTTGTTCCTTATTAGCCATTAAGTATTTTCTTAGTGCTATTTTTGCCTTGTTAAATGATTGTGTCATGTCCTTTGTTTTGTCAAAGATAATATTATAATTAACAATAAGGCACAATTACCGATTTAATTGCTATATTTGATTCGTGAAACTACATGAATTGCAAATATTTTTTAAGAAAATAGACTTGGAAAAGTGGAATGACACGAAGTTAGATTGTGGAACTATTATACACGCTCCGACTTTTGTAGAATCTCATTTAAACTACTTAGCATCGAACCCAGGCAATGCTATTTACTTACCTTATCATGGTAGGCTTGTGCAGTTTCACGATTTAATCACTAAAAAATGAACATGAAATTGAAAAAGAAATTACACGCAAAAGAATCCAACGAAATATACTACTCCATTGGTAAGAAAAACAAAGATAAGACGGCTAAAATTCTATGCAAAAAGTACGGAGTATCACACACGGAATCAATAGGACGGCTTGTGAGGGATTGGATTGAAGTAGCTGAACAAGAGGACTTAATATTTAAGCAAGCGACTACCAAAAAAACTAATTTCGGTAAAAAATACTACATAATTACGGCAGTTCAAAATGCTACTCCTTTAAACGGTAAAGTATGGAATAATATTTTAGCTTATTCAGACTATCTAGGCGCTGAATTAGAGGTCATTCCAATGAGATATAAGAATCCAACGTCTACATTTACTGATAAGCAAGAGAAAGTCGAGTTTTGGGCTGAGGAAACAAAGCCTTTTTTAATTGCGAACCGTCATTTAATACATAAGAACTTAGAAGTAATTGGAGATGTTAAAATACAACTTACTGCAAGCACTCCATTAAGCGGATTCGAGGGGTTGAGCGGTGTTGAAAGTTCGATAATAGGACATTCAAGACAACACTTCAAGACCATGCCTATTTTAGACGGACAGATTCACAAGTTTTTAATAAGTACGGGTTGCGTTTCATTACCTAATTACACGGATTCAAAGGTAGGTAAAAAAGGCGAGTTTCATCATACGTACGGGTTTGTTATAGTTGAAGCACTAAGCGATAATGAATTCAATTTTAGGCACGTTTCATGCGATTCTAACGGCGATTTCTACGACCTAGATACATTTGTATCGGATTGCAAAGTTAATGCTAAGAATGGTTGTATTGAAGCCGTTATTTTGGGCGACTTGCATTTAGGCGAAACTTGCGAAGATAGTTTAAAATGTTCTTATGAAATGTTAGAACGCTTTAACCCTAAAAATGTTTTTATCCATGACTTAATTGAGGGATACTCAGCTAATCCACACGACAGTAAAGACCCTTTTGTTATAGCAGAAAAAGAAGCTAAAGGAATGTTAAATATTTCATACGAAATAAATGATGCTTTAAAATTCACAGAAACAATATTGAAATACAACCCTGTAATCGTGAAGTCTAATCACGATATTTTCATTGATAGGTACTTATTAAATGATTGGAGAAAAACACACGCTAAGAATGATTATTTAAAATATGCCTATCTGCGCTCACAGGGGAAATTACCAAATGGGATTCTACCTTACGAAATGGAGCAAAGATTTGACAATAAAGTTATTTGCTTAACTGAAAATGATAGCTTTAAAGTTAAGGGAGTTGAATGTGGGATACATGGTCATAGGGGGGTAAGCGGAACGAGGGGGGGTATTGTTCAATTTAAGCGACTAAACACAAAGACTATCACGGCTCATTCACATAGTCCACAAAAAGAAGATGGAAGTACGATTGTAGGAACGAATACGAAGCTAAGAATGGGATACAATCAAGGGCTATCTACTTGGTGCAATGGGAACGCTATAATCCACAGCAACGGGAAAGTACAAAGCTTGTTAATGTTTAAAGGGAAATACACAACGCTATGAGAACATACAAAAAAGAATTAGAATATATCGCAAACGACATTTTAAATCAAAATGCGTCCGAAGATGGATCGGAGAAACCGAACTATTCAAATCGAGATTTTTTAAATACTATATTCATTTTCCAAACTGCATTAATGGATAAACTTTTTGACAATCAAGAGTACGACAATATGGATATTGAGGACAGAATGAATATGGTAATGCAGTGCGGTAATGATTTGCGAAAATTAATACATACCTTTACAGGATTAGACACTCACAAAATTGAAAATTTTTTATAATGAAAGCAACATTGACATTTGACCTAGATAATCCTGATGACGTAAAAGCACATTTGAATTGTGTTAATGCGGAAAATATGGCAGACTTTATTGAGGAGCTTCGGTACAATTTTTGGCGAAATTGGAAACATAATGAAGATGACTTTACTTTGAATAATTACAAAGAAGCCTTAGAAGAATTAATTAAAGAACATAATATATGAAGAAGATAACCATTATACTAATATCCATTTGCTTATTGAGTGCAACAAAAAAAAGCGTAAAGAATGATTTGTCGGATTGTGAAACAGCTTTAAAGGCTTGTTTAAGCTGTGAAAATTTATCAGTTGATACTATATTCATTTATTCAGGCAGAAGCGCAGTACGTGCAACTAAACAAGTCGAGAAGACTAAGCGAGAAGATGCAGTTGCGGACGTACTTATTGAGAAAGAAAAAACAAAGCAGAACAAGGATAACA